TAATCGAAAACGTTCACTCAAAAGCAGTTCTCCGGAAGTTCTCCGGCGCGGCCATCCAAGCCAACGACGACTGCGCTTTCTCAACCCCTTCCTCTGGTCAGTTGACCGTGGGTGAAGCCGTCCTCGAAGCGGCTGCGCTCAAAGTCAACGAGCAGGTGTGCAACGCCGACCTCCGCGCTACGTGGGAGTCAGCTTTGATCCGTTCACAGAACGACGGAGCACCCGCTGACTTCGTGACTTACACGGCTCAATACGTCGCCGCAAAGGTGGCCGAGACTGTGGAGCACAACATTTGGAGCGGAAACTTCAACAGCGCAGACGGAACCAACGTCGGAGCAACGTACACCTCTTTCGACGGATTGTGTCGTCACTTGGTGGACGGCTACGCAGCCGGTAACATGCAGCAGTTGACAGGCGCAACTACGGCCGCAAACATCTTGGCACGCTTGGCCGGCTTGACAGCCGAAGCTCCTTCCGCTATCGCTGGCGACCCCAACACCAAGTTGTTCATGTCTCGTGCCTCTGCACAACTCTACTACCAAGCCCTCGCAGCGGATTACTCTCTGCCGTTCTTGAACGACGGATTGGCAACGCGCTACGCTGGGTATGAAATCATCACACCCGGTGGAATGCCGAACGACACTTTCTTGTTGAGCAAGGGTGAGAACTTGTACTTCGGTACGAACCTCTTGACCGACCACATCCAAGCGTCTGTTTTGGATTTGACAGGTGTCACAGGTGACGACGTTACCCGCGTCATCATGCAATTCTCAGCAGGTACACAGGTTGTGGATGCTCCTTCTGTGAGCTTCGCATACCGCACCAGCTAATAACTAACCGAGACAACGGGGGGCCTTCGGGCTCCCCCGCCTCTCCCTAAACCTTTAGAACATGGCTTGTTCACTTACTTTGGCCGGACGCGGTGTAGGGTGTAAGGATGCCCTCGGTGGAATCAAACGCATCTACGTTACGGAATGGACTGATGGATTGTGGGAAGATATTGCCTCGGGTGAAGTTGCCGGAGTCACCACTACTGCCCAACAATTCTACACCTACGACATGACGCGCGGGTCTGGTTCCTTGAACCAAACAATCACCTCCGACCTCGCCGCCGGTACGGTCTACTTCGACCAAGTTTGCTCGGTGACGTTTAACAAGGTTGCCGCTTCAGACATCACTGAAATCAGCAACCTCGTCAAGGGTCGCATGGGTGTCTTGGTTCAAGACAACAACGACAACTGGTTTGTCATGGGCCACAAGAACGGGGTGGAAGTCACAGGCGGAACGGCTCAAACCGGAACCGCTGCCGGCGACCAAAACGGATTCACGATTGAGTTCTCTGCACAAGAGGTAGCACCCGCTCCTTTCTTGGACTTGACTTCAGGCGCGCCTACTGACGCTGATATTGTCATCAACGCTGCACCGTAAGACTACGAAAATACCGGGCCACCTTAGGCCGTTATTGTTACAAGGAGGGGGAGGGCGTTGGCCTTCCCCTTTTTTATTTAGACCTATGATTCACCTTGTCCCAAATTCTGCCACCAACGTCGTCTATACCACGCCGTTTGAAGCGCGCAAGTTCCTTGCCGCATTCACGGACTACCTTTTGGTCTTGACAAATCAGGCCACCGAGGAGCAGTTTGCTTGCATCTTCAACTTTCAATACGACAACGAGAGATATACCCAAGCGGACCTCCCGACAAACAACGACGACCCGGTGAACGGGGAAATCCTTTTGACCGAATCGGGCCTCTACACCTACACTATCTATGGCCAAAACTCCGACTTTAACCTCGACCCCACGGACGCGGTGGTGGTGGGGGTGTGTGAGGTGGGCACTTGCAAGGTGAGCGACGAACCCGCGTGGACCATCCCAACCGTGACAATCCCTGACAACGTCATATATTACGAATGACATGGAATTACTGAAGCTCAAAGAATACCAAGAGCGTTCGTACGCCGAGAAGCCCTCGAATCAAGGGTTCGTAAACTACGGCGACGACAACCTCTTCCCTCAATACCTCATCGACCTCTACAAGTCGAGCGCCACGCACAACGCCCTATGCACGTCCATTGCGTACATGATCTTCGGCGACGGCGTACAGGCCGATACGTTGGAGGCGCGTTTGAAGATTGAGGAGTGGGGTTTGCAAGACGAGGTCCGCAAGGCGTGTCTCGACCTCAAGATTCAAGGCGGGTTCGCATTGGAGGTGGTGTACTCAATCGACCGGAGCACCATCGCCAAGGTCCGCCATTGTCCGTTCGAGAACATCCGGAGCGCGGAAGTAGACGAGAACGAGGACGTCAACTTCTACTACTATTCAAAGGACTGGGCCGACAAGACGTGCGAGCCGGAGGTGGTGCGTGCGTTTGACCCGTCCGACTCGGTGGACTACCCCGTCCAAATCTTGTACGTCAAGCCGTTCTCTCCCGGTTCCTACTACTACCCCAAGCCGGACTATATCGGTTCGATTGACTACATCGAGCTCGACAAGGAAATCGGCAAATACCATATTAACAACATCAAGAACGGGTTGGCCCCTTCGTTCACGATTCACTTCAAGAACGGAGTCCCAGCGCAGGAGGAGCGTTTGAGAATCAGAAACGACATCGAACGCCAATTGGCCGGGGCTACGAATGCCGGCAAGTTCATTGTGACTTACTCCGACTCTCCCGACCGCAAACCCGACTTTGAGCCGTTCCCGCTTTCCGATGCCGACAAACAATACCAATTTCTCTCAACCGAGGTGTCCGACAAGATCATGGTTGGTCACCGCGTGGTGTCTTCGGCTATGTTCGGAGTTAAGACGGCGGGACAACTTGGCAACACCCAAGAACTTGAAGTCGCCTCGGAGTTGTTCGACCGCCAAGTCATCAAGCCCTACCAACGAATCGTAAAAAGCGCCCTAGAATCCATCTTCATCGCGGCGGGAGCACCTACCATTGTCTCGGTCGAAGAAGTGCCGCCTATGGAGCCCGTAGAGGCCGAGAAGTTGTCGGAAACCGTTGAACTCGACCTCGCTTGTGACTACCTCATCGAAATGGGCGAAGAAGTCGACGACGAATGGGAGTTGATTGACGCCCGCCGGGTGGACGTAGAAACCGAGGCCACACAAGATGCCCTTTGGAACTTCGCCCGCGTGCCCTCAGGCAAGCCCCAAGCCAAGTCGGAACAAGACAACGAGCTCGTGAAAGTTCGATATGCTTATATGCCCAAAGTCACAGGAAAGAACGGGAACGAATCGAGGGACTTTTGCAAGCGCATGGTGGCCGCTGGCAACCGCGTATGGAGAAAGGAGGACATCGACGCCGCCTCAAATCGTGCTGTGAACCCCGGATGGGGACCAAACGGCTCCGATACCTACGACCTCTTTTTGTACCACGGGGGCGGATCGTGCCAACATTTTTGGGAGCGCCGTACCTACCTCCGCAAGAACAACAAGAAAATCAGCGTCAACCGCGCCCGCAAGATTTTGCGTGAGGCAGGGTTGGAACCGCTGCCACAAAATGACCCGCGCGTTGCCAAGCCCACACGAGAGCAAGTCAACCGTGGTTTCCTCGAACCCAAGAACTGGACAACACCCGTATAAATGGCACTCACCGCAGAAGTTCTCTTTGTCAACCCGGACTACATGAAGCGTATGACCCAGCTCAACGGCGGGGTGGAAGACGCGGTCATGGTTCCGGCCATCATCTTGGCACAAGACAAACACATCCAACAATACCTCGGCACAGACCTTCTGAACAAGTTGAAGGCCGACATCCAAGCCGACACCCTGACGGGCAACTACGAGGCCCTCGTAGACGGCTACGTGAGGAAGGCGACGGTGTGGTGGTCGATGGTTGAACTCCTCCCGAACTTGTACGTCAAGCTCGACAACGGCGGGTTGGTTATCCGGACGGCGGAGAATACCTCGGCCATCTCCGAGGCGGACCTACACCGCGAAATTGAGAACGCAAGGCAGAACGCGCAATTCTACACCACTCGCCTTGTGGAGTACCTCTGCGCAAACATGACCATCTTCCCTGAGTACACGTCCAACTCAGGTGCCGATATGTTCCCTGACTCAGCGGTGTACTTTCAGAACGGCATGACCATCTCCGGGGGCCACGATCAAATCGACCCGGACCTCGCTCGTAAACTCCTCCGATGACCCGCAAAGAGAACATCGTGGCATTGAAGAAGTGGATGGAGAAGAACAAAGACAAGCCCAAACCGAAAGAAAAAAAGAAATGAGCATCGAAACTCTCTTGAATTTGTTACCTTCCTTGCTGGCGGCAGTAGGGGTGTGGGTGTCTTTGAATAGCGAGGTGGCCAAACTCAAGGGACGAGTATATCGTTTGGAGTCTGACCAAGGAAAGATTGAGGCCATGCTGAAGGAGTGCGTCGAAGGCATCCAAGAGCTCAAGATATTGTTGGCCAAAAAGGGACTCTAATGTACAAATGGTTCAAGTTATCCGAGTTTGATTCGCCCGACCAACCGGGGTCAGGTGAACTCATGGAGCCCGCCGTGGTCCAAGCGTTGGACATCGCCCGCGACATCTACGGGTTTCCGATGAAAGTGACGTCGGGGTTTCGCAGTGTCCCTCACAATAAGTCCGTCGGAGGTAGTCCCAAGTCTTCCCACCTTCTCGGCTGGGCCGTAGACATCGCGGTCCCAAACTCCGAGCGCAGGTTCTTGATGCTTGAAGCGTTGTTGGATGCCGGGTTCCACAGAATAGGGATAGGAGACACATTCATCCACTGCGACCTTGATCCGAACAAGACGCCGAATTGTCTTTGGGTTTACTGATTAGCCAATGCACCTTACCCGTAAACACCGCACCGTCCACGCCGTCGACTGCAACGTAGAGCAGCGCAAAGGACAACAACACTTCCTCTTTATCTCGGACATCCACTACGACGCCATGAAGTGCGATCGTGAGCGGCTACACCGACACCTCGAAGAAGCACGAGAACTGGGAGCGGGTGTCTTCATCTTCGGAGACTTGTTCGACCTCATGCAAGGCAAGTACGATCCTCGTGGGAACTACTCCGAACTACGCCCAGAGTACAAGTCCTGCGTGTACGTGGACGAGGTTATCCAAGACGTAGGGGAGAAGCTGGCCAAGTACGCCGACGTTATCAAGTTCATCTCGAAGGGCAACCACGAAACGAACATTGAGAAACGAATGATGGTCAGCCCCATTGACCGCGTGGCTCAAATCTTGAACGCGGCAGGGGGTCACGTGGAGGTGGGAGGTTATGCCGGTTGGTTGGTTGTCCAAGCACACCGAAGCGGCTCGGCCCGCCGTCGTTTCAACATCCATTACCACCACGGCTACGGAGGGGGCGCCAAGCGCTCGAAAGGAATCCTCGGAGCGGACATCGACCAAAAGGACTTCCCCGACGCGGACTTGATTGTGCGCGGCCACGATCACCAGAAGTGGCACCTACCTATCACCGTGGACCGCATCACCAACTCCATGAAGCTCGAACAACGCACGGTCCACCACCTACGCCTCGGCTCATATAAGAAGCTCGGAGATAGATACGCGGGTTGGGCTACGGAGAAGAACTTCTCGACGCCACGCCTCGGGGGTTGGTGGGGTTGCTTGGAAGAGCGCCGAGACGACTACGTCTGGACCATCCGGGAGGCGACATGAAGCCGGCTTTCCAGATACTCCAAAACTTGGACGTCACGGAGATGTTCAAGACCAAAGGCGACCTCAAGAGATGGAGCGCCAAAAGAACCATCGGAGGTGCGATTGTTACCGAAGCCCTTTGGCAAATACACACACATGGCCTATCTTGGGAAGGCATCGTCCTAGCTGGGGTTGGCATAGTCCCGCTTTGCCTCTCGTTCTTCGAGGGGAAGGATTAGTGTTTAATTCATCACAGGTTGAAGGGTCGCCCGAAACGTCGGGGGCCCTTTTTCTTTTGATGTAAAAAAAGTTCGCTTTTTGTTTGGTAGATGGAAAGTTTGTTCTATCTTTGGGTCATGAACGAAACACAAACCCCCAACACGATGCAAAACAAAAGCACCAAAGGCCGCGACCTCGCCTATAAGATCGCAACCCGCCTACGCGGAAACGAATTCAAAGACATGACGCTCGGAGAGATTGACGACTTCCGGGCAGAGATGGCCTTGTTCCTTGACCTCAAAAAAGAATGGTGATGCTGAAGCCAAACGGAATCTCCCACACCGTCTACCCTGACCAACCAGCGGAAGACTTCAACGAATGGACGGCCAACTTCACACGACAAGAGGTTGCCCGCGACGCGGACGAGTTCAAGCGTAAGTTTGACTCCCTGTGGTCTGACTTCAAGAAACAAATTGCCGGATGAAACACACACACAAAACGCGCCTCCTCGAATACCTCGAAGAGTTCGGGAGCATCACAACCCTCGAAGCCATACGCGACCTTGGTAACACGCGCCTCGCGTCACGCATCCATGAGCTACGGAGTGAGGGCTACGACATCACAAGCCAACCTCTGAAAGTCCCGACGCGGTGGGGGACGGAAACCACCGTGACCAAATACATCTATTCACCATGCCTCGATACGAAGTGACCTACTTCCGGGGGCACGATCACGACGACTGGGACAAGGCACAGTTCAACGCGGTCGATGCAGACGAAGCAAAACAAAAAGCCCTTGACGTTATCCCACCCGGCCATCGGGTGAAAAGAATCAAACCAGTGCAAACCGTGCTGCCTCAAAACCTTGGACAAGACCAAGACGGCTACCCCGTCGACCCCTTTGGAATGCGCGACGCATTCGACAACCTTTGTGAACAAGCAGACAAAATCATTCAAACCCATAACACAATGGAACAAACAACCAAAATTCAGAACATCACCCCACAAGGGACGTTCGACTACAACGGAAAGACCTTCCACAAATTCGACGTCATTCTTGAGAATGGCATGGTCGGAGAGGTGAACGCCATGACCCCAGACAAGTGGAAGGAAGGTGACGAGTGCGTAGTGAAAGAGCAAAACACCACCAAGTGGGGACCGCGCCTCAAGCTCGACAAACCCGGCTTCAGTGGTGGAGGTTCATCAAGCCCCAAAGCACCTGCCAACAACGACGTCAAAGGCATCGTGGCAAGCTGGGCCGTGGCTTGTGCCATGCAAGCGGCAGGAGACCCCTTCCAAAAGGACTACGACTCGATCGTGTTGCAACTCGCACGCGTGGCCTTGAGTGCTCGAAAGGTCATCAAAGACGAAGTGGAGGTCTGATGTGGTGCGATGGACAAGCTGAAAAAGACGGAGAGTACCTCTGTGCGTGGTTTCTTGGAGAGTGGCTTTATCTAATCCAAAAACGGAAAGAAGGTAAATGGCAAATGCCATGTATGCCGGAAGACCCTGAATACTGGCAAGAAATCGAATCACCAGACCAACAAAACAAGATGCTCGACGAATTACACAAGAACAAATGAAAGACTACATTAGAAAACACTTCGGCAGCCAAAAGCAATGCGCCGAAGAGCTGGGAGTGAGTGAAAAGACCGTGGGAAACTGGATGAAGCACAACCCAAGCGGCATCTTGAAGCACGCCCGGCAAATCGTGGAGACGAAGAACACGACCTACCTACAACTTCACGGAGAGGTCGAGTACCGGGAGCACGAGTTGAAAGTCCTTGAACCAACAAAGGGAACGTGAAACAAAGGGGAGGTGTCTGGCCTCCCTTTTTTTCTTGCTTATTCGATTACATTTGATTACCTTGAAGCTATGAAACATCCAAGAACACGGCTGACGGAGGTCATGACCATTCGTTTGTCACCAGAGGAGAGGGACTTTGTTCGAGAGCAAGCACAAGAATATCGAAGCGATGCGGAGTTTGTGCGTGAGCTCATCCAATGGTATGAGAAATTTCAGGGCTGATGTGCATCTACATACCTGACGACATTTGGAATGACGCTGACCTTTCAATTTTTGAACGGTGCTTCATGGGCAAGATCATGTCCCTCTCACAAAAGGATGGGGTTTGCTGGGCAGGGGACAAACGTCTGGCGGAGTACATGACAGTGACTCCCTCCTACATCCGGAAAGCCATCCGCAAACTGAAGAAAAGCGGACACCTCACCGTAAAGGGTTACGGACAGTCTCGGAAACTTGTGCCAAATGGAACAAGTTCCAATCGGAACAAGTTCCAAATGGAACAAAACTTGGGACAAATGGAACAACTAGAAGGTCCATATGGAACAAAAGTTGGGACAAATGGACCGCAGACTATAGAACATACTATAGAGCATACTATAGAACATACTAAAGAGGGGAGTTTGGAAGGATTTGGACCAAACAGAGTCACCCTACCTTGGGACACAACAGAGTTTCGAGATGCCTGGGTGGGGTGGAAACACAATCGGATGGAGATGGGACTTCCTTCGTACTCCAAAATTCAAGAACAAGGAGCATTGCACGAGCTCCAAAACGACGCCGAAGGCGACGAGGCCACGGCCATCGATGCCATCGCGTACAGCATAAGCAAAACTTATCGAGCCATATACCTAAGAAAAAAACAAAAGAATGAAACCAAACGATCTGGCCCTTCGGACGGCTCACTCATTGCAGAGCATCTCCGACGCCTCGCGAATGAGTCCGGAGAAGGCATGGCGTGACGGCACCAACGTACTCGTCGCGTACCGAGAGGCACCCGCAAAGACGGAAGCGTGTCTCATTATCCTACTTAAAGAGACGCTCCAATACCTTGAGTACAACCGAAGCATCACCGCCGACCGCGACATCTTGGATGCGGTCCACCATCTACGGGACACGTTCCCGGCCATGAAGCTCGAAGAATGGGCGGTCATCATGCACCGCCTCAAGACGGGAGAATACAGGCCCGGATATGAGCGTTTGAAACTTCCCGAATTGGTTGATATATTCAGGCAGTACGAAGGCGAACGAGCCGCCGTCCGTGAGGGCAATTGGAACGAGCTGAAGAAGCACGCACCCGATCGCCTCAGCGACGACCAACTGGACGCCTTGTATAAGAACTACAAGAAACGTCGTGAAGCGGAAAGCAAAGAACTCCAAAAGAGCGCAAACATCAAGCGAGTCCCGGTCAAAAACGGGCGGTGGGAGCACATCCCGTACCCGAACGACAAACCGGAGCGCGATGGTGAAGAAGGTGGACACGGTGTTCAGCCAATACATCCGCCTGAGGGCGAGTGACCACCGAGGTATGGGAGAGTGCTATACGTGCGGAGCAGTCCGACATTGGACCGAGGTTGATGCGGGGCACTTCATGAGCCGGGCGTGCATGAGCACACGATGGGACGAGAAGAACGTCCAGTTCCAATGCAAGCGGTGCAACGGCTTCCGAAGTGGGGAGCAGTTCCTTTTCTCCCAACACCTCGACAGGCAGCACGGAGAGGGCACCGCCGAGGCACTCTTGATTGAATCGAAGAAGACGCGCAAGTTTTCCCGCGACGAACTCGAAGCCCTATACCATCACTACAAGCGCAAAGTCGATGAACTCAAAAGCACGAAGGGACTTTGACGCATGGTTCACGGAGCACTACGACGAGCTCGTAGAAGTCTCCCGTCGGTTGCATCGTGACAACCTCGACCTCTTGCACCATACCTATCTCTCGTGCGTGCTGGCCCTACGCAAGAACAAGAACATCTTGGACAACCTTCCGGGATATGTTCACACCGCAATGTGGAACCTTTCCACGGGAACCTTTCGGAAGCTATACAAAATCACCGACGCACCCGACTACACCCACGTCTCGAACTACGACATCCAAGAGGCCATCAGAAAGGAGGAGGCGTTGATCATGGCCAACCACCTCTCGTGGTTTGATAGAACCGTTTTGGAGTTATATCTTGACGGGTGGAGCATGGCCGAACTTGCCCGGCAATCTGGAATAGGTGTGTCGGTCCTTTACGAATCCATCTCACAAAGCAAAAAGAAACTCCGCCGTGTTATTCGTAGACGTGAAAACTAGGACCGAGAGGTACGACATCTGCCTTGGATGCGAGCACTTCGTGACCACGACCAAGAGTTGCGGTCCCCTCGTGACAGAGGCGTTCACGGACTCTCCCTTGTGCGGGTGCTATATGCCCGCCAAAACAAAACTCAAGGTCGCATCGTGCCCGCTTGATAAGTGGCACGCCACCATCCAGCCGGAAGAGGTGGAGCAAATCAGAGAATACCTTGATCGCCCCAACCAAGACAAAACAATCGAAGAACTCAACGACCTTTCCCGTCGGTTCCTGACCGGACAAAAGGCGAGCGGGTGTTCTTCATGCAACCGGAAACTCTTACAACAACTCAAAGACCTCGTACACAATGCCGATACCCACTCCTAAACAAGACGAAAAGATGACCGAGTTCCTCAACCGATGCATGAGCGATGAGGTTATGAAGACCGAGTTTACAAACGAACGCCAACGTATGGCAATATGCGCCAAGGAATGGAGCAAAAAATAACAGACAATTTCTACCTCAACGTCGGGCAACTTCACGACTACTCCCACGACAAAACCCTCGTCATTGAACGGGCGCGTCGTGGGGTGACTGCGCTGGGCCTTGAGTGGAGCGACATCATCGCGCAAAACCGAAGGGGCCACGTAGCCGACACCCGGCACATCGTTTCGAAGTATCTTCGGGACAACGGCTTCAGGTTTCAAGAAATCGCCAAGACCCTCCAACGAACGAACCACACGACCTCGTGTTATAGCGTCCGGAGAGCTCAAGAACTTTTGGAGATTGACCGCCGCTTCCGGGCCGACTACAAGAAATTTTTGAACGCATGACCTTACGCAAAGTCAAAAGAATGCTCAACGAGAGCGACGACTTCTTGGTGTTTACACGCAAGGACACCGGGGCCGACGTCGCCAACTTTGGAGTGTTCCACAAAGACACCGACTCGTGGGAGATTCTTTTGAACCTCGCCGTCTCCGACTATCACATACGAGAAACCCTCCGGAATGTTCTTAACGCCGCCGATACTTATCGAGACCAGCAAGCTGAGGACTCACCCGAATAACCCTCGGTTTATCCGAAAGGAGAAGATGGAGTACCTCAAGCGGTCCATCTCCCAAGACCCGAAGATGATGACCGTTCGACCTCTCTTGGTCAACCCTGACATGGTGGTGTTTGCAGGGAACCAAAGACTCCGTGCCTGCATCGAGCTTGGATGGGAGGCAGTCCCTTGTAGCGTGTGCGACTGGACCGAAGAGGAGCAAGAGCGGGCCATGATCAAAGACAACGCCCACCACGGAGAGTTCGATATGGACATTCTAGCAAACGGCCCCCACGAACCCGAACAACTCCAAGAGTGGGGGGTTCCGATTGACTGGGACAAACCCGAACCCGAAGACAAACCAAAAGAACTGAAGCAATGCAAGCACTGCGAGAAGATGATACCTTGACAGAGTTGGACACTTTAGAACCAAAAAAGGCAAACATGGTCGAGGCCCTCACAAAGGCGTTGGGCATCGTGAAGCTCGCGTGTGAGTCGTGTGGCATCTCAAGGCAGACTCACTACAACTGGCTCAAGGAAGACCCAGCATATAAGGCAGCGTGTGACAACCTTCCGGAGGTCGTGTTGGACTTTGCCGAACACCACCTACACAAACTCATCTCACAAGGCAACCCAGCGGCGACCATCTTCTATATGAAGACCAAAGGCAAGGGCAGGGGCTACGTGGAGAGACAAGAGATTGAGGTGGCCGAGAAGAAGCCCCTCTCGTGGTTTGTGTCTGACGACTCCTCGGTGTCATGACGCGCACCCAAAAAAAGAACCGCAAGAGACGAGCGAGAGAGAAGGCCAAGAACAAGCAAGGCCGCAAGGACTTCCGCGCCTTCCTCGATGAACGAGGCATCGCCTACCAAGAGAAGACGAAAGGGCACTATCTCATCGGCGACGTGGTGTATTTTTACAAGGCCATGAAGTACCAAAAGAAGGGGTGTTGGTATTCGTTCAATTCACACGAGGAATTTTTGGATAGCTTGTGAGGCAACCCGCCACATACTACCACGTCAAGAACTCGCCCGCCAAGATTCAAGTTCACCAAGGCGGGACGCGATCGGGCAAGACCTACTCCATCCTCACGGCACTCATTGAACTGTGCCACCGCAACGAGAACTCCGGGGCGGTTATCACCATCGCTCGAAAGACCTTCCCCGCCATTCGCGCCTCGGTCATGAGGGACTTCTTCGAGATACTCGAACGGGAGGACATCTACGACGTCAACCTGCACAACAAGTCAGAGGCCACCTACATCCTATACGGGAACATGGTCGAGTTCATCTCGGTCGACCAACCGCAAAAGGTCCGGGGCCGCAAGCGTGACATCTTGTTTGTGAACGAGGCCAACGAGCTCACCCTCGAAGATTGGAGGCAACTTATGCTCCGCACCACGGGGCGGGCCATCATTGACTACAACCCCTCCGACGAGTTCCACTGGATATACGACCACGTGTTGACCCGGCCCGACCACGAGTTCTTCCAAACCACATACAAAGACAACCCGTTCCTACCCGAGTCCACCGTCGCAGAGATTGAACGACTCAAGGAAGCCGACCACGACTACTGGAGGGTCTACGGATTGGGCGAGCGTGGCGTCTCCCGTGCGACCATCCTCACCCACTGGAAGCAAGTAGTTCAAGTCCCGGAAGGGTGGCGCCTGTTGTCTCTTGGTTTAGACTTTGGATATACCAACGACCCCACGGCCATCGTCAAGGTGTACACCGACGGCCACGGCTTTTGCCTCGACGAGGTTTGCTACGCCACGGGCCTCACGAATGCAGCCATCGCCCAAACGCTACGAGACGCCGACATCGGCAAGGCCATGATCGTGGCCGACTCCGCCGAGCCCAAGTCCATCGACGAAATACACGGGCACGGGTTCAACATACACCCAGCACGCAAAGGCCCGGACTCGGTTCGGTCGGGCATCGACTTCCTCCGGTCCCGCCCGCTCCTCATCACAGAGCGCAGCGTGAACGGCATCAAAGAACTCCGGAACTACAAATACAAGGAGGACAAGAACGGGCGCCAACTGAACGAGCCCGTCGACGCCTTCAACCACTTTGTAGACGCCTCACGCTACGCCGTGACGTGGAACCAAACGAACCCGAACTTCGGGCAATACGCCCTCGGATAACTTGAGGAATCAAACCTTTTGAACTTGTAACAATATGAAGCTGCGCCTCCCCGCCTCTTTTCAAGACCTCACCTTGCGTCATCTTATGACGCTCGAGACCGAAACCGACCCCGTTAAGCGCGTCCAAGCCGTCACGGGTCACTCCTTCGCGGAACTCCGCAAGATGCCCCACAAACTCATCGTGGAGGCCAACGCACACCTCGACACCTTGCAAGCCAACGAGGTCGCCCAGCACAAAGAAATCATCGAGCTCAACGGCGTCGAGTACGGGTTCGTTCCGGACTGGGACGAGTTCAGCGCCGGAGAGTGGATTGATATGGAGACGTACACGGCGAACTTCTGGAAGACGCCACACAAGGCCATGAGCATCCTATACCGGCCACTCGAAAGGAAGTGGGGGGATCGCTACTCGATCAAACCGTACACGGCCAAAGAGGACGCCGACGTGTTCCTCGATATGCCCGCCCCTCTCGTCGCCGGTGCGTTGCTTTTTTTTTGGAGTACCGAAAAGAAACTACTCAACGCTTTGCAGTCCTCTTTAATTCAGAAGACTCAGGAGGTGACGAGTTTGCTGCAAAGTGGGGATGGTACCCCGTCCTCTACACCTTGGCTGGCGAGGACATTCTTAAAATGGATGCGGTCACGAAACTACCCGTTGGCCACGCCTTCACCCACCTCGCCTACCTCAAGGACTTGAACTTCAAAAGAGAGCAAGCAAGCAAGAACCGCATCGCATGATCACATTCAACAATATCGT